CACATGATGGAAATGCGCAGAAGCTTCCTATGATTATTGCTGATGAAGCAAGACAGCTATGGGGTAATGTTGATACTATTGAAGTGTTTTTGCAACATATGCATACTGAGCAAATACTTAAAGAAGAAAACAATATTAGGATTCAAAGATTACCTACAATTAGCGCAAGAAGTAAATGGAGCAGTGATCAGGGATATAACTCTAAGAGACAATGTAAGTCTTTTATATTCGATGCTGAATATGGCATGACTGATGTGCTGTATACTCCTATACGAAAAATTGAAATGTAAGAAGCGACACAAGTTTGTCTGCTTCTTTCTTTTATTTGTATGAAAGTGGTGTAAAATATGGCAACTCGTGGAAATAAACCATTAGAGAAAAAAGATATTGTTGTGCCAGCTAAATTGAGATGTCTGAGTTGCAATAAAGGATTCGAAAGTGTTGAATTCTACGATTCTGATAGTGAGTTATATGGTGCTATTGGTAAATTGCCATATTGCAAGGAATGCTTAGATAAAATTTATCGATCTCATTTAGCTAAGTATTTAGATTTAAACTGTATGAATCCAGAACAAAAAGCATTAGAAAGAATCTGTATGTCAATGGATTTATACTACAGTGAAAAGCTTTATGAGACAGCATATAAGGAGTCTCAATTAAATACTGGTTCGATTGTTTTTTATTATCTAAAAAAATTGAAACTATATCAATATAGAAAAAAGAATTATAACACAACAATTGAAGAGCGAATTATCAAGGGAGAACCCATTGAAGATGTAAGCACAGTTGAATTAGCAAGTGTATCTCAGGAAGAAATTGAGAAAGCTATACGGTTATTTGGGAATGGGTTTTCTAAAGATGATTATAAATTCTTATTGGATCAGTATGGAGATTGGACAACAAGACATGAATGTGAAACGAAATCTCAAGAAGAAGTATTTAAACAGATTTGTTTTACACAGCTTGAATTGTCAAAAGCAAGAAGGGCTAGTTTAGATACAAAAGACTTAAATATGACGCTATTAAAACAGCTTGAAGCGGCAAAGCTTCAGCCGAAGCAAAATAAAAGCGAAACGCTTTCTGATACACAAACATTTGGAACGCTTATTGATAAGTGGGAAAATACAAGACCATTACCAGAGATCGATGAAGATCTTCAAGATGTAGATAAGATTGGTTTATATCTTGATGTATTTTTTAAAGGTCATTTAGCAAAGATGATGGGATTGAAAAATGGTCTTTCTAATCTGTATACAAAATACATGGAGAAGTATACAGTTATGAAACCTGAATACAGTGGCGAAGAAGATAATGATGCTTTGTTTGATGCTATTTTTGGTAATCAAGATAACATGAGTGATTAAATGGATTATCAAAACAAAAAAAGTGAAAAACAAATTGCCACTGAAAAATCGAATAGGATTCTTGAAGGTGTAGCAACATGGGCTGCGTTTTATCGTGCGAATCCTCAGAGATTTGCAAAGGACTATCTTCATATAGAATTGAAGACATTTCAAAAGTTTTTGCTTTATGGAATGATGCATAATGTCCATTTTATGTTCTGGGCAGCGCGTGGTCTTGGAAAGAGTTGGCTTACAGCTTTGTTTTGTATTATTCGATGTATTTTGTTCCCACATACGAAAATTTGTGTTGCGTCATCGATTCGATCTCAGGCTAATGAGGTACTTCAAAAAATTGAAGATGATTTTATGGTACTACATGGTTGGGGATCAGATAATTTAAGAAGAGAAATATCAGAATGCACAATTGGTGCTCAAAAAGCAGAAATATATTTTAGAAATGGATCATGGATTAAGGTTGTTACTGCTTCTGATACTGGTCGTGGTAATCGTGCAAACGTTATTGTTATAGATGAGTTCAGAATGGTTGATAGAGATACGATTAATACAGTTATTAAGCGTTTCTTAGGAGATCCAAGACAGCCCGGATATTTATCTAAAAAAGAATATAAGGGAAAAGATGAATATCTTGAAACCAATATCGAGATATACATGTCCTCGTGTTGGTACAAGAGTCATTGGTCTTATGAAAAATCAAAAGCATATACAGTTAATTTACTTGGAGGAAGAGAAGGATATTTTGTATGCGCACTTCCATATCAAATGGCAATTAAAGAAGGTTTGAAAAAGCGTATAGAAATTGAAGATGAAATGTCAGAATCAGATTTTGACGCTGTGAAGTTTGACATGGAGATGGGATGCATGCCGTTTGGAGATAACGAAGATGCATTCTTTTCTTTTGATGATGTTTCTAATAGAAGAACACTTAAAACAGCGCTATATCCTCCAATTGGTAAGTTTAAAGATATAAAAATACCAGATCGAGCGTTTAACGAAAGAAGAATATTATCTTTGGACGTTGCGCTCATGGCATCAAAGTCGCATAAGAATGACGCAAGTTCACTGTTTATTAATAGTGCAATACCAAATTCTAGCAATGAATACACAACTAATCTTGTTTATCTTGAAAACTTTGAAGGTATTAATGCAGATGATTTGGCTTTATATACAAGAAGGTATTTTCATTGGTACAAGTGTACCGATCTTGTTATTGATGGAAATGGAATTGGACTTGCAGTATATGATGCACTTACAAAAGATATTATTGATTATGAGATGGGAATTGTATATCCTGCATTATCATGTTGTAATAATGAAGAAATGGCTGATCGCTGTAGTGTGCCGAATGCAGAAAAGGTTATATGGGTAATTAAAGCAAATGCGTCATTTAATAATGAGATATCTATTTTACTAAGAAATGGATTCCAGCAGAATAAGATTAATTTGCTTGTTTCTGAATTTGAGGCAGAAGAAATCCTAAAAGATAAGGTTAAGGGATTTTCTAAGATGTCTTCTTATGAGCAAATGCTATATAAGATGCCATATATACAAACTACTCTGTTGATTTATGAATTGATTAATCTTCAATACGAAATTAAGGGTACGAATGTAAAAATTATAGAAAAGTCTGGAATGCGTAAGGATAGATATTCATCTCTTGCTTATAATTATTGGGTACAATGTCAGATCGAAAGAAAACTATTAAATCAAGCAAACAAGAATTTTGTTGCCGCAGAGTATGCGAAGAAGATAAAGAATTTAAACAAGAAGCCAAGAATGTATTAAAGATTGGAGGTGAGAGATATGCCATCGACGGAAACGAAGAATGAAGCTCAGTATACAGAGGTTTATAGTGAAGATCAGTATAAGAAAGATGAGAAATCTTTTTCTATTGCAGAAATAGGGAATGGTAATTTAGATTTATCTGCATTCAAAAGGTTAATGATTCACGATATTTGTTCTCATTCGGATATAATTGAAACGAAGAAGCTGGGGAGAATTAACCTTGAAGATGTACAGCGTGCGTTAAGAAATCCAAGACAACACTGGAAAATCATATTAGAAGCTTCTGAAATACTTATGAGAATTTCGCCGCATTATTATAGACTAAATAACATGTATAGCAATATGGCGTTATTTTGCTGGGGCATTGATTTATTCGATGTAAAAGATAAGGCGAGTAAAGATACGATCAAGGAGACATATAACTTACTGGCAGCGAAACTTGAAACAATGCAAATTAAACATGAGTTTAGTAAAATCATGAAAGTTTTGCCAAGTCAAGATATTTTCTGTGGGCTTATCGTAGATAGTCCTACAGATTTTTTTATTATACAGATTAATTATGATATTTGTAAGTTGGCGCAGATTCAAGACGGATTATATAATTTTAAAATTAATCTAAATTGTATTGATCCTAAAGAATTATCTGCTTATCCAGATTATGTGCAAGATGCTTATATTGAATACACAGATAGTAAAAAGAAGAATAAGCAAGTTAGTTATTGGTACACGCCGCCAGCAGATAAGCAAATATGTGTAAAACTAAATAGTCAATGGACATATCCGTATCCTCTTATGATTTCTATTATTCAGGACATTCTTGATCTTGATGTGTTTAAAAAATTGAAACTTCAATCTGCAAGAACGGATAATTATAAGGCTATTTTGGTTCAAGTTCCGATTGATGAGAAATTCGTTGATAAGCCTTTGATTACGCCTGAAACATTGTCAATTTTTGCAGAGATCAATAGAGAAAGTATGTCTGATGATATTGGTATGATTCATACACTTGGAGCAAAAGGTGAGGCAATTAGTTTCAAGGATTCAAGTAATACGAGAAATAATGTGTCAGATGCCATAGATGAAGTATATAATTCTTCGGGTGTATCTAAAGAATTGTTTAATGGATCTTCTTCTGCAACGGCAGTAACGCTTTCTGTTGAAAACGATTCTGCGCTTATATATAGTGTTTATCGTCAGTTTGAGAGATGGGTAAACAGATTTATTAAAATTAGAAAATTTAACAAGCAAGCATTTAAATTTAGTTTTTATTTAGTTGATATTACAGTATTCAATCGTGACTCAGTATCAAAGAGATACAAGGAGGCTTGCACGCTAGGCATTCCTGTAATTGATAAATTGCTTGCAACATTAGATATGACTCCA